CAGATATGTATTTGCGCAATCCACACCGCAAAAAATTAATTCAAGAGTATCACCTGACGGAAGAAGACTTGGCACCATACGATAAATGGCTTGCGACTACTGCACATAAGCAGTAATGTATAACGATAAGGAGAACCAAATGAAACGCACAGGATTTATAGGAGGGTCGGATTGTGTCCGCATTATGCAAGGACACTGGTTGGACCTATGGCATATCAAGACAGGACGCAGTGAAGGCGATGATCTTAGTCGCAACATTGCAGTACAGCTTGGCATATGCACTGAAGACTTTAACCTTGAATGGTTTGAGACTGAGCATAACGCAGTAATAACATCTCATCAGCTAGAGTATGAGCGCTTGATTGGCAGCGTCCAAGCAAAGGGAACTATCGACGGTATGTGGAATAACGCAATCGTTGAGGCCAAGCACACCAACTCAATGAACAGCATGGAACGTGCAATCGAATACTATATGCCACAGATTCAATTGTATGCATACCTAGCCAAAGCCGATGGCATCTGGATGTCGATCATCTTCGGCAACAGCAAGTGGGAATCAGCGTATGTCAAATACAATCAAGAGTATTTCAATTCAATGTGGGCAGTGGTGTCGGACTTCTGGGGTTACGTTGTTCGGGATGAAGAACCTGTTGGTGTTGACACCCCAACGATCGGCATCGACAAGATCGAGGTGGACAACATGGTCCGTCGAGACGCCAGCAAAGACAACCACTTCATCAACGTAGCGCACGACTATGTAGACAACGAGCTTGCTGCGAAGTCATTTGAGATTTCAAAGAAAGAGTTGAAGGCAATGGTCGGTGACGATGAGCGGGAAGTTTACTGCGACCTGCTCACAGTCAAAAGAGACAAGCGCGGATCACTGCGCATTACGACGAGGAAAAACTAATGACTGAATCAAACAGGGAAATATTGGAAGAAATAATTAGCGACGTTTTATACGACCGCTTTCGCGAAGTGCAGAAATGGGGAATTGAAAAATCAAACGGACACAACAGAGAAGGGGAGTGCTTCATTGAAGACCAACCACTTGCAAGAGCAATGTATATCATTGTCCAAATAGTCCTCGAAGACATACTTCCTGAGATAGAAATAAAACCAAAATGGAGAACGTCATGAGCAACATGGACATCTGGAATAACCTAGCCCCATCCGATCCAAAGTATCTGAAGAAGATCAGCTTCGGCGCGCGCAGCTTTACAGCTATCGACCCGCAGTATCAAGTCATGAAGATGACCGAACAGTTTGGTCCAGTAGGTGAGGGTTGGGGATGGCACAGCACAACAGAAGTTGTGAACGTATCCAACGGAGACAGCGCAGTCCTTGCCCATGTCACCGTGTGGCACGGCTCACCCGCTAATACATTCGGAGCCTTCACTGGCTGCCGCAAGTTCTTCGATGCAGCCAAAAGTCGTATGGCCGAGGATGCACCTAAGATGGCTGTCACTGATGGCCTAACCAAAGCACTGTCGCACATCGGTTGTGATGCAGATGTCTTCCTTGGGAAGATGGATGGCAACAAGTACGACGGTGCAGATAAACCCTCATCCAATGGTGGATGGTAAACAAAGGAGCCAGAAGCATGGCAAATGATTACGACAACACAGACCGAGGCGCAGCATTTGCGCCATTCCCAACACAATCCTTGATCCTTCAAGGCAAGGTGAATGATCGAGGCAATGATCGCAAGATCACGCTGGTCAAAGACCAAACGCGCGATGGCAAAGTCATCATAGAGGTCTACGAAAAGGTCGGTGTTCTTTTCGACAACGACAAAAAAGGCAATGAAGCAGCACCAGACTACACTGGTCCGATGGGTGACACCCGACGCATTGCTGCATGGCGTAAGATGAAAGACGATAAGCCATACATGACCTTCAACCTTTCAGATAAACAGCAGGGTCAGCAGTCAACAGCAAGCCCAGCAACAACACCATTCAACGATGGTATCCCATTCTGATTAACAGGCGGGGCTTCGGTCCCGCCAACATCTAGGTGACACATGAATGATACAGCCGATAAAGCACTCAAGATGCTTGGTAGAAAACTAACAATCCTTCGGGATGATTCAGCAAACAGAGGCAGACAAGGAGTGAAGATGTATATCGAGGAATGCATCGCGCTCTTGGAAATCGTGGAGAGAAATAAAGATGAGACTTAGTGTAGAAGATCACAACAAAAGAGTTCGTGACATTATCAAGATGACCCAACAAGGCTTCACTCAAGTAGAGATGGCCGAGAAACTAGGCATCAGTGCAAGCGCGCTTGGTAGGTTTATAATCAAAGCCAGAAGTTTCCACGAACTACCACCAAAACCAAAAGCAAGAGTTGATACGCACAACGCATTGCGAATTGGCAGCATGACCGAAGCAATTCAAAAACAATCACAAGAGTTTCAAAGCTGGCTAGTCGACCAAACCAGACACGGCCTAACTGTTTCAGAGGTGGCAATCTCTACCATGCTCGATGCGTTCTATGAAGATACTGAAGAGTGATCGTGCAGGGCGCGGTGCGATAGAAGGCTGGCACATTCGGTAGCGCATCCGTAACCCACATTAAAATATGATTGAGTTAAACGCCCTGCCCAAACTTAATATCAAAGAAGCCAGCAGTTACAAGCCGCTGGCTTCTGCAATTTACTAGACCATCAATTCAAAATGCGGACCGTCAATGAAGGGCCGCCGACCTTGGCTACGGCGCAGGTCAATGTAAGCATTCATTGCATCTTCCATTGTTCCATCCCACTTGCGGATGTCATCAATGTGCCATGCTGCACCCCAGCGCACAGACACGCCAGCTAGATCAGCGCCTTCCTTCATAGCGTCAGCCAGATCATCATAGAGATTCAACTCCCATGAGCCACGCCCGTTGATGTACGCCATGAGATCAACAGCCAGACCATCGAGGTGCTTAGACTTCATGGTCTGAGACGCACCCTTGGCAACCAGTTCTTTCTGTTGCTCGACTGTGCGCAGCCCTTGGATCACACCGAAGTCAATCTTAGTTGCATTGATTGCAAACTTAACCACAGAAACAAGGCGTTCATCCACACCTTCAAGGCGGTCAAGGCTGCGCCGACTTAATTTAAAGCTCATTTTTTAAACCCTTTCATAGTTCTAATGCCAAAGCTGGCGGCAATACTTGCATACATAGCCCATTGAAACCAGCTTGGCGCTCGCTCAAGGTTGGCAAATCCCTCGGCCATGTACGGTTGCAGTGGAGGGATAAAGCTTCCAATCACAATAGCAATGAAAGCTATAGTCCACGCCTCATCCTTCCAACTGTCCTTGCTGGCCTCGATAGCTGCTTGCTCCCAAGAGATTTCACCAGTGGCAATCTTCATCTTGGTCTCAGCTTCTGCTGCTTTTACCTTGGCCTTGCTGTCTATCTGCGCAGTGACTAACCCAATAACACTGCTTGCTATCTGACCAATCATCCGCTTTTACCCATGTTTGTAAACCCATAGTAAGCACCGACGATAGCAGCGATAGAAACGTAGTAGATGTTGCTCATGCTTGCCAGCATCTCTGACGCCTGTGGCAACTGCATCCACTCGGTGAACACAACACCGAAGGGAAACACAAGCATCCCTGTCAAAGAGAACCAAGCCATGCGGCGCTGTGCGTCACGCTTGGCGTCAGCGTCTTCCATCTGGCGGCGACGGTCTTCCATCATGATCTCCCGCTCCTCAGGGTCAATCACGCCGTTTCCGTTTAGGTCATAATCAGTCATAAAGGTTTCTCCAGTGCGTCTATGGCATCCCAAGTGCTGTCAATGTCAGCCTGTATGCGTTGCAGTTTATTATCAATTCCGTTGGTTAATAATTCTGCGCGCTCAACCTTACTGCGAAGGTCAAGTAAGGTGCGCTGTTGCTCTAAGATTGTGACCATCTGCGTGCTAATCTCAGACAGCTTGGTGTTGAGTTGACCCACGTTGTTGTCGCCGATGGTCTGCTCAAGTGCTTGAATCCTTGAGACTGCATCGAGGACTTCGGTAACAGATTCCTCCACTCCCCAGAAACGATTAACCACGTCATAGCCGTAGTAAATACCACCACTAAGAGAGCCAAGAAGAGGAAGGGCAGCAGCAAGATACACTCCCTTAAAGGTAAACCCTCCGACTTTAAGTTCCGTGTCATCCGCCATATACTATGCCCGTGTTATAAATGTCCTCGGCAGTCTTGAAGTCATCTCGCAAGAAACCCTCAAAGCCAACACTACCGTACCCAGAGGATTGGCTCTGATAGAACTCCATCATTAGAAGGTCGGTCGTGGCGTCATATGTAACTGACGTGTAGCTGGCCAAGTTGACATTGCTTTGCGCGGCCCAGTTATCAGTGGCCGATGTGATCTGCACGTTATTTGACGCTGCTAAGAAAGCACCCGCCTCTTGTGCATAGGTCTCAACGTCAGCCAGTGCGGTGTTGTATTCCTCAACGTCAGCTTCAGTAATATCGCCGGTGACAGACGCCACCTCTTGCAACTCAATTTGCTCCTGCACCGTGTCAGTTTCCGCAGCCATGTCAGCAATTGCACCAACTGCGGCGAAGGTTGTCGTTGCAGATACAAGCGCATCAACGGCAGTGGACATATTCGCCAGCGCAACGTCAGCTTGATCTTGAAGTAACATCTCCGCATCGTAGTAAGTTGCGTTCTGCACGTTAGCCAATGCCTGATTGTAGGCATCAGTCATCTGGACTGTAAGCTGCGCGGCTGTAACAGCACCATCAGGGGTAATGCCGCCAACGCCAGCGTAGTAACTAGCCCCCGCTGTTAGCGTCCGTGACAGGTTCACTTGATCCATTATCTGATTCGCTGCGTCCCGTAGATCGGTCACTGTCTGATCCGCTGCGGCGACGGAACCGATCAGACAAAGAGGCACGGTCAATTTCAACAGGTAATTCATTTAGCTTTTCTCCTATGCGTAGCAGCTTGTTCCAGAAGGCTGGCGCTTGCGCGTACCCTACAATAAAAAAGCTTGGATTTCTACGGTAAGCCTCAAACGCCTCACGCCCGATTAACAGACGCCCAGTATCTACATCCATGATGGGGCAAGGAGTGTTGGCCAGAGCCATGGCACGGAACACCATAGGGTCACCACACATCCGACTAATGCCAGCCACTTGAAGGCCAAGGCCGCCTACAGTCTGCGGCGCACCTAGTAATCTACTGTCTTTTCTGCGGTTGCACTCAGGGTCTTGGCGCATCTGCCCTCTGGCTATACCGAACAAGCTGATTTGAAAGCCTTGGCTCTCAGGTATCAGACAGCTATCGTTGCCACCTCCGCCCATCATTGTGGGGGCCATGGCTGTCGGGACAGGATTGCCCATCGGCCCCTGCCCGCCGTTGTTGGTAACGCTGTTTGATGTGCTTGTATTGTTGCTGTCTACGTTTGAACCAGCCCCAATGTTGGTGTTTAGGTCGCCTGTGATGTCCTGCGCAAAACTAGCGGGGGCAGAACATACTAATAGAGACAAGCTCAGGAATTTGGCAACGTGCTTGGCTCGCATTCCAACTCCAAAACATCTCTGACGTTAGGATCGTCGCACATAATAACAAGGCCAGCGTCAGGAAAGCCCATTGCCGCAAGTGTTTCTGCATTTTTGCGTGCCTCGCATCTGTTTTCGCCCATGCAAATAGACGGTAGAGAAATAGGTGTGGGGGCTGTTACCTCCGCACACCCCGCCAACAGCAAGAACATTGGCGCAAACCTAATCATTGCATCCGCGACAAGACCATCAGCAGCATCGTGATGATCGTACCCGCAGCGCCGATGAGAATAGCCTCAAGGCGTTTAATCCTAGTGAATACTTCTTTGAACTGAATGTGAGTTAGTGTTTCCACCTTAGTCACACGCGGTTCAATCTCATCAATGCGCTTGTGCGCTTGCTCTGCGGTTCTTGCCATTATTGTTTAGTCCTTAGAATTAGACAGTGACTCTGTCAGCATATTCACAAAAGCATCTTTACCAACGCTCAGTTGATCCAAGTTAAACTGGGCTGAGTTGATCTTTTGTTGCAGCGAGTTGATGTGGTTAATCATCACCTTTTGCTGATCCGTCAGTTGGTCTTCTGTGTAGTCTACATCGTCAATCGTGATAACAGCCTTTTTATCTTCAGCAGTCATGTCGATCTCCTTTCTAGTTTATTGCTTCGCAATGGTCCTCACTGCGTTGCGGAGTTTAGCCCCAAGGTGTTCCTGCGGCTGAGGTTGGGTTCTTGTCAGCTTCAATCTTGGCTGCAAGGGCTGCTTCTGTAGCATCCTTATCAACAGAGGCTTGCACCCATGCCAATACTTCAGCTTCGGTGACATCAGCGTAAGGCTTGAAGTCAGGGTCTGTAGCGTCAGGGGTGAAGCCACAAGTGCCATATGATGAGGCTGTGTAGTCACCATCTACTGCGGATACCCGCCAGTGAGCTACTGTAATGCCACCTGTTGCGATGTCGTGTTCGCAGGTGGGGATTGTCCATGTGTATTCGATAGCCATGATTATGCCATTCCTTCTGATTGTGCAGCTAGGTGTGCAGCATATGCGTCTTTGACTTCCTGTGTATGCACTGCGGCGCAGATAGCTTGAACCTCAGGTGTCTCTCCTGAGATGTCTGCATCTGGTGCAACTACATGGCGGCTGAAGGATCGGCTGATCTCTACACCGTCACGTTCAATCACTGTCGCCGTGCGTACTTGAATGTGCTTGTAGTCTCCGACAATCTCAATTTTGTCTTCA